CAAAACCATTCAGTCCAGCAAAATTATTAACACTTTTAGACAATTGTTTTACCTGCTACTGTATTTTTCCATATTGACGCTGAGTTATCAGGATTGGCGTAATCAGCTGATACACTCTCTTTTGAAATTTCCAAAATCGTTCTATATTCACTTGTGTTGATTAGATGTCTCACCGCAGTAATTAGATACTTACCAGAATAGAATTTATCTAGTTCTTTTTGTGTTGGATTTAATGAATTCAAAGAGAACATGATAGTTGTTCCAACACGCAAAGTAGTATCACCTGGTACTGATATCTTTAATCGTATGGCATTAACTAAAGAAAGTTGTGCCGTTCTATAAGGAATATATGTCTCTGCATATATATCGTTTGCCACAGAAGATGTGTCTATTGCATCTACATATTGACTTGTCTTCTGTGAGAAGTTGGAGAATACTAATTTCTGTACACCTCTTGATGGCTGATTCACTTGATGACCAAATCTATTTTGAAATTGATTTGTCAAGGGAAACTTATTCATATTTGTTGCATTATTAAAATAATCAGCATAATCAAACGGTGTAACTTTTGTTTGTCTAGTAAGAATGTCAACAGAAATCAACTGATTTGCAAAAGTACCTTTGATTGTCTCGCCTAGTTTATCATAAGAATTTAAAATTTCATATGTCAAAACGTTAAACATCTGTAAATTTAAATCACTACGATTTGTATTTTTTGGATTATATGCAAAATTGGCATAAGGTGCATCTGCCATCATACTTTGCAAAGACCTGAAAAAGAAACCATCAGCATTCTCAAAGAATAACATGTCTGCACCAGGTTTATCGGGTGTTGGTCTTGCATATGAAGCCATCCAGTTAATGGCATCAAATGGTTTTATTGTTGGCACCACAAAATCATATTTACCATATGTCGGTTCAATTTGTGCAATATTTTGTGTATCTACACCTAAACCATTAGGAAAAGAACTTGTAAGAATACTGTAAATGTTATCTGATATGGTTTTACCGGGATATGCTTTACATATTTTATATTGTTCATTCAATATTGCTTCTTCAGAACAAAAATACAAAGAATATGTCTCGGTATTCATGTTGTTCTCAAGTCTTCTTTTATCTACTTTGTAAACCCTTACAATTTTATCAATGATTCTCCAGTCTTCAGCTTTCTTAAAACTGACCCTCATGAATTCATTACCCAACATATTCAACAGTTCAATATATCCCATTGAGTCTGCTATCATTAGATAACCATTGATTGTATTACTAAAGATATCTTCATTATATGACAACTCAACCATCATATTTTTTAGGTCGATGGCACCCGAAGCAGTCAATATGACTAGCTTTTCTATGGAATAATCACCAGAGAATCTTAACCCTGGTACTGTGGGTGTTGTACTAGTAGTCAATTATTTTCCCATCAAACTTTTGAATTCATATTCAATTTGTGGAGTATAGGCAGCATTTAACAGATTGATATTTCTTTTAGCTTCGTTTTGTTCAATTTCATAATCATATATGTTTACAATTGAAGTTGTTATTGTTTCAGTAACAACTGCACCACTAGGAAAAGTTTGTGATGTTTTACTTGGTGTAATTGAATTATATTCATCCACACCTATCACATAAGTCTTAGACGTTGTTGCTCCAGAAATACTATCAGTTGTTGTTATTGTTTTTCTATATTCTTGTACTGTCGTTGACATATAGGTAACAACAGTCGTATTTGCTTGTGCGGCTGCATCAGAATATTTAGCTAACAAATAAGATTGTAGTTCATTAGAACTTAAAGGCCAATCAAATTGTGGATCAACAATGTTTTCATTGCCAAAAAGAGTTAACCAATATCTATATGAATCACCATAATACTTACTGGCAACAATATCTGGTGTTTCACCGTCTTGTACATTGTAACCATAAAATGCCAGAGAATTATTGAGTACACTAGGTCTTACGTCAACTCTTGCCATTAAATTAGTAAGAGTTAAAAGATTATTGTTATTGTCTAAAAAATATGTTTTTGGAAAAGTATTGAAGTATTTCATTAACGTAATCCTCCTTCAGTACCATTTATTCCATTCATTAGTTTGTTTCTTGTTAGAATTTCTGTTTCTTTGAATTGTAATGTCAATTGAGTCTGCACTGGTGCACCATCTGAGTGTGATGACCAACCATTTGGTGCATAGTTAACATCAATGTCTGTCAATACACAATCACCGTATTTTGGCAAATATCTATTCTCGGCTCCGTTGATATTAAACGTTATATTAAAAATAGAAGGTTGCACCAAATACATACTATCTGTTGAAGTGGTTGAACCAGCTTGTAAACTAGGTGAAAAGTGATATTTAAATCTAGTTATAATATTATCAACTTCAGCAGCTTCACTTGCAGACCTAGGTGTAAAAGTAAAAGCCAACTGAAAACTTCTAAGACCAATGCCACGATAAATCATCTGTAATTGTGGATTGAGTGCATAACCTTCACCTTTTAACAATACGTCACCTAAAGCTGACGCATTAATACCAATATTTTGTGCACCAAAAAAATCTCCTGCTTTTGAGAGTAAAGTTATCACCGCAGGTTCGGTACTCATAATATTGCCAACACTTTTTAAGGTATTTTTGGCTTTATCTAAAAAACTAGAACCGCTTGTGTCTACATTTTTACCAGCAATTTGATTGATGGCACGTAATGTTGTAAAAGCTGATCCTATGTCATTCAAAGACATGTCATCATATGTAGAAGCATATTGTGCTGTCAATGTATCTGGCATATAAAGTGATATCACAGCACTAGACTGTGTGGTTGTTGGTGATATCTGTATACCTTGTGATACAACATTGTTAATTGTTGTACCTACTGTGTTTATACCATCAGATAATGTCTGTGTGGTTTGACTAGCTGTTTTTGATCCGGTTAAACTATCAATCTCGTTTCCAATATTTGAGGTTGCATCAGATACAGATTTTGCTGCATCTTGAGCAGCTGAACCTAAATTGGGTACACCAACACTTGCACCTTTTATGGCTCCAGTTGTACTGCCTGTGTATGATGTTGGTATAACTTCTTTGACTAGAAATTGTACATAGTGTGATTTGGTTGAACTTGTTGCCAAATCTAATGGATATCTGTACGTATCAACCCCAACACCAGCGTAAAGTGCTGAAAGTGGTCCGTTTGCAACTTGAGATAGTGAGCCAGGTAAAGAAATACCCGAGAACGATGTAGGTATTGATATGACAGCCATTAATTTCTTCGAAAAAATTGATATACATATATTTATGGCATATTCTGGAAGATTTACACCAACCAATCCTCAAAAGTATCAAGGGGACTACAAAAACATCGTTTATCGCTCTTCATGGGAATGTAGGGTGATGGATTGGCTCGACCGAAACGAAAGTGTGATATATTGGGCATCTGAAGAAGTTATTGTTCCATACAAATCACCAGTTGATGGTAGAATGCATCGTTATTTTCCAGATTTTGTTATCAAAGTTAAGAACAAAGACGGTCAGTTGAAGACAATTATGCTTGAAGTTAAGCCAAAGAAACAAACCAGACCACCGCAACCACAAAAGAGAATGACAAAACAGTACATTAATGAGGTTGTCACTTGGGGTATCAATGAGGCCAAGTGGAAAGCAGCCAATGAATTCTGTTTAGACCGTGGTTGGGAATTCAAAATCATGACTGAAGACCATCTAGGTCTATAACTAAATACCATATGGCCTCAAAATTAACTACACTCGCTCGTCAAAAGTCAGCTGCACAATTGCAGTTGATGTCTCGTGAATCAACTCAATGGTTGATGAAGAAGATTGCCGGTATTAAAAATAATAGTACAGTTGCCACGAGCATTCGTAATGAAAAATCGAGACAAGTTGACCGCTTCTTTAGAGGCGGCATGTATTTTTTTGTATATGATCCAAAATTAAAACACCAATTGCCATACTATGACAAATTTCCATTGGTTTTGATACTGGAAAGATATGAAGATGGTTTTTTAGGATTAAACCTACATTATTTGCCACTTAAATACAGAGTGGCATTCTTGGATAAATTATTACCATTTGCAGAGATGGAGAACGAAAACGATATCAGACGGGTAAGAGTCACATATGACATTTTAAATGCGTCCAGGTCGTTCCGAGAGTTTAAACCGTGTATAAAAAGATACTTGAACACACAAATAAAATCAAGAATACTTCAGGTTCAACCTAATGAATGGGAAGTGGCAACTTTCTTACCGGTTCACCAGTTTAAAGGTGAGAAAGCCAAGGTTATTTGGGAAGAATCATTAGACCAAGTTAGGAATTCATAAAAATGGCAGGATCAATTAGTACATTTAAATCCAGTTTCACAACCGATTTGGCTAGGCCAAGTCGTTTTGATGTGCAATTTCCTATTCCTCTGGCACTTTTTCCATATCGAAACACATCACAACAATTGACACTTAGATGTGAAGCAGCACAGTTGCCAAGTAGAACTTTGGCCACAACTGAACAGAAGATTGGTGCAAATCCAGTTGAAAAATACCCATACATGTCAAATTACAATGAAGCAACTATGACATTCATTGTTTCGGATGATATGAGAGAAAAGAATTTCTTTGATGCTTGGCTAGAACTAATAAATCCAAGTTACAGTTATAATCTAGGTTATAAAGATGACTTTGTATCAACGATAACAATTAATCAATATGATGTTACAAATCACAAATCATATTCTATCAACTTGATTGATGCTTATCCTATTGCTGTAAATCAGTTAGACTTAGATTGGTCATCATCGGAAGCACATAAGTTGACTGTTGTATTTGCTTATACATATTGGCAAAATAATTCTATACAGAATTTGGGCCAAAGTCTATTGCAAACTTTGTTATCTGATGTTACATCTGGTTTATTCTCAGACTCAGCAACAACAGGTATACCTTATGCAACAGCAGTTTCTCCAATAGACCAAGCTATTGATGAACAAGCAAAATCTGCGGCTGAATATGATGCACAGATTCAAAATACAACTGAGCAATATTTGGCTGAATTGGCACCTAAAGACAATTAATTTTTAATGGAGTGATAATACTATGGCTTTACCTAAGATAGATACACCAATCTATGAATTGGAACTACCTTTATCAAAAAAGGTTATTAAATTTAGACCGTTTCTTGTAAAAGAACAAAGAAACTTGTTAATGGCAATGGAATCTGATGATAAAGATACGATTGAAAAATCAATACAACAGGTTCTAAATAATTGCACACTTACTGAAGGCATTGTGATTGGTGAACTACCAATCTTAGATGTTGAATACTATTTCATCAACCTAAGAGCAAGGTCTGTTGGTGAGGTTGTTGAGAGCAAGTATCGTTGTGAAAATAAAGTCAATGATACTACATGCGGTAACATGATGGATTCTAAATTCAATTTGTTGGATATTAAAGTACAAATGCCTGAAAATGTATCTGACACAATACAATTAAATGATAAATTGTCTATAAAAATGAGATATCCACAATTCTCTGTGATATCTTCTGATACAGATAATTCAACAGATTTAGTTTTTACTATGATTGCCAATTCAATTGAATCTATTTTTGATGGCCAACAATATTACTATGCAAAAGAATATACTAAACTAGAATTGTTAGAATTTATTGAATCGTTGAACCAAGAACAATTCAATAAGATAGAAGAATTTTTTAATAACATGCCAACACTCAATAAAAAGATTGAGATGACTTGTTCTAGATGTGGATTTCACCATGAGATTAATG